AGTTTCGAGAACCACTCAATCATTCGCTCCACTGCGGGGATGACCGTGTTCAGAATGGTCGGGACAAAGGACACAAACAACTCGATGACGACATTCTTTATCTTGTTCCACACCACCTGTAACTGGTTAGAGAACGCCTGCATCTGGTTTCGGGCAACGCGGTCCGTCGCGCCCCCCGCACTGAGCAGTGCGTTCTCGTACTCCTTCATATCCGCGCCCATGCCCCGGAAGTACTGGATCGCCGCGCGAGTCCGGTCGGTGAATCCCATCTCCTTAAACATGTTCGTGATCTTAAGTACGGACATGCCTGACATGGCCTTGTCAAGATCAACGATAATACTGGACATGTTCCGCATGTTTCCCGACGCGTCGTAGACGGCGACCTTGTACTTTTCCCACGCCTTCGTATTCGTCAACGAGAACCGAGCCAGGTCACGAAGGACCATGTATAACTGCTGACCGGCCAAACGTCCCTTGACGTTCTGGGACGCTAACGCCATCAATGCGGAGACCCCTTCTTCCACGGTCTTGTTATAAATACGCAGCTGCGCACCGGCCTTGTTGTTGATGGCCTGGGCAAAGTCTTCAATCGTGCCTAGCGCACGGTTATTCGCTTCGGTCAGCACATCCGAGATGCGCGCCATTTCCTTCGCATTCTCGATGGGATCCTCCATCCGCATTCCCAAGGACTGCTGCGCGCCAGCCAAATACTCTGTTGCTTTGGCCAGGTCCATGACCCCGGCCTGTGCAAACTTGGTCGTAACCGGCAGCAACTTCATCGACTCTGCTGCGGTATACCCGGCCGACGCCAAGTGATAGAATCCTTCTGCGGCTTGTTTAGCGGAGTACTTCGATGTCTCGGATATCGACCTGGCGACTTCCTCCATGTCCTTTCGGATTTTGGGCGTGACCCCGGACATGATCGCCAATGACTCGGTCATGGCCTTATCAAATTCTGCCCCGAACTTTCCTATCGCCATCGCTGCCCCGACAATGGGCAACGTGACCCCGGCCGTCATACGGGAACCAAGAAAGAAGACTCGCGAACCGAACCGTTCAATCTCCCGCTCGGCCCGCGAGAATCCTGTGACTAACCCCGAGGTGTCCGCCCCGATGCTGACGAAAATCGATCCGACACTGGTGCCCATAGGCATTAGTCGTCACCCACCTTCGGCATACCAACCAGCGGTCGGCCCAGTACCCGTACCGGAATAAGAGGATTCTTGACTGTGCCCATGTGATTGATCATCATGCAGGCCCACACACAGTCTCGGTCTTCAGCTGAACGAGTACGCCACACCCACCCTCTGTACAATGCCCCGTACTCGGCTGGAGTCATAGTTCTAAACTCCTGTGGTCTTAACTCTAATGGGCCAAATGCAAAAGGCTCATTCTCCGTGATCCATGCCGACCACCGAAAATCTAGCTTCCGGTGTTTACGGCCTCGTCCTTTACCGGATCCGGGACTAACGTCGGGGCGTTTCCCTGGGGGGCACTCCCGTTCGTGCTTTCCTGGTCAGGAGCGCCCAATGCGCCTTGTTCCACAGCGGCCTTGAATGCGGCCTGCAGCGCTTGGGTCAGGTCACCGCCCTGCTTGATGTATGCTCCAATCAAGTCACCCATGCGGTCCACGGTCAGCCCACGGTCTTCGTGGCGTAACCCTGCCCACAACAGCGCCCGTGTGGTCGCAAAGATGGCTTTGGTCTGCATCAACTGCGCAATGCCCATCCCGACTTCCTGTTCGAAGTCAGCCAAGGCATTGAGGTCGAAGCGCAGTGCGCGGCGTTTGATGATGCCGTTACGGTCGTGCTCAAAGGACTCGAACAGTGTGAACGGGGTTTTCTCAACCAACATGACGACACCCTCCTTCGGATGGGTTCCACGGATCCGTACAGGGGGCAATGACTCCACCCCATGCGGGGTCACTGCAGTGGCCGTACGGCCGTTGTATGGGCCGGGGGATACCGGGATATACCCCCCACCCGTATTCGTGGCCTACAGGGGCGCTAAGCCCCCGTCCCGTGGCCCTATCGTTACGACGTCAACCGCGACAACGCACCCGCAGACCGGAAGGATGCCGTGGCCGTGCCCAGCGCACCCACTTCACCGGTCAGGGGCGGGTACGACGCCAGCACTGCCGACCCCGAAAAGTTCGGGTTCGTGGGACCGACGCCAGCTGTCTTGTTCGCACGAACGACGCAGGGGAATGCCACCGCGCCCACCAGCGGGAACAGCGTAGCATCGACATTCGCCGCCGCGTAATCCTGGAGGAAATTCACTTCCAGGGTCCAGTTCTTCAACCCCGGCTTGGAAGACCGCGTACCGCTTGTGCCCATCACCGTGTCGTCCAGGATCTCGGCCTCATACGTCAGGGTCACTGACTTCACGTGATCGCTCAAATCCACTGAGTTGATGCTGACGTACGCATCAGTGTATACCATGGTTGCCATGACTGTCTCCTCCTAATCGTATTAGAGAATCCCGAAGGTCCAGAACACTGTGAACACTGGGTTCGTGCCCGTGATCGTCCAACTCGCGCGCCAGTAGGTGTCGGTCACAGGACCGGCCGCTTCCTTCCAATCCGCGCCAATCGCGGTCATGGCCGTATGTGTGAGCCGAGTGACAGGAGTACCGAACCCCCCGGCGTCATCCGACTGGATAATACCCGTAAAGGTGGGGGTCACTGTTCCTGCAATGGCCGTGACATGCAAGGCACTGTACATCCGCTGCGATGCGCTGACCGCCGTGATTAGGCCTCCAGAACCGGTGCCCGACGTTGTCTTGTTTCCCGTCGCCATCACCTGACCCCGGACCAGGGGTGTGCCAGCTGCCCGACCTTCCAGTGACGTGCGGATAATCGCGCCCACTTCTCCACTGACAGGGCTGTACGTCGCCTGTACCGCTTTGACGCAGTAAGAACGATCTCCCTCAGCATTGCCCACGGGCGCAACGCTCATGACATCGGCTATTGGGTTCCCGACCCGCTGGAACAACGCATCATCCACGGCCGATTCCCAGAACATGTTGCCTGAGATGGTGAACGTCTTCAATCCGGCCATTGAAGAACGAGTCCCAGATGTGCCGAAGACTGTGTTGTCCAGCATTTCGGCTTCATAGGCGACTTCAATGGACGAGTGATACCCGCTGAGGTTGTACGCCCCCATCAGGATTTTGGCATCTGTCAGTACCAACGTGGCCATTACTCCTCCTCCTTCACGTCATCCCCGGTATCCAGTTCGGGGTGAGCAGTTGGGGCAACGGCCCCGTGATGTGCAGCGACCGATGCTGGGGTAACTTCCTCGATGGCCCCAATGCTGGTCAGAAACTCCTCCAACGATGCGGGCAATTCCGCTTCAAACGTATCACCAGGGGCATGAGAACCTTCAAAGGCGATAGTTGACGACCCCACAACTAAGTAGCGTTTCACTCCGTCACCTCCTTTCCACATACTCCGCACAGTTGACGATGCAGATTGCCCATCGTCGGCGTATGCAGTCGATGGTCTGATGGATGGTCGCACTCTCCCGGTGCTGTATTCTTCAAAGCAGGCGGCGAAATCGTGGGTGCCACCACAGCATCGGGCTTCTCCTGTTTCACCAGAGACTGAAACATATCAATACTCTGGAGTAACGCCTCCGCCGAAGCCCGTGTCGCCATCAACTGCTTCATGATTAAGTCTTCGATCATGATCGCCTTTTCATCACGCGAAACACCAAGGACCAGCGATGACGGTTGTTCTCATCAAGGCCTATATACACCGGACCGTAGGAAAGGGTTATCAACAAGTACTCTGTCCCGCTCAACGATCCGGAAAAAAAGTCCAACGCATCGATCACCGCCTTGGCTTTTGCTTCCCCAGCCGCATGGTCCGGGTCACGCACCATCACCTGAACAGACGGTGCATCTGCAACCGGCGCACTACACACGGACCCCATTGACCGAATCGGCGTATTGCTACTGACCAGGCCTATGGACACGGCAGTGGTAGCCCCCATGGGAACATTCCCCATGAACAAGGTACTGCCCAGGGTACCGATCCCCTGCGTCACGAGATACGCGCTCAGCTCAGTGACAGTGCTCATACCGTTACCGTCTCACACCTTAAAATGGGACCACATCCGTATAGACCGGTTTCGCTTTGGGCATCCTTCTCCTCTTCATTGCAGCGATTCCGGCCTTCATAATTTGTGCCTGAACACGGTCCATGATCCGTCTGGGAATGTACTCCGCGTATTCGTCGTACGCCTTTTTGAGCCAGTGGTCAGTGGCTTCCGGATTGACATCGGGGTGGATCGTCCATCCAAATTCATTCTCATGAATCGTGGAAGCGTAATCCACCGTCCCCCCGCCGAATGACACCTCCCACACCATCTGTTGTTTCTGCTTGAAATTGAAGTTGGCAATTCCGACACCGGTCGGCCAGGCAAGCCCCTCTGTAACAGCGGATTCCATCACGCCCACCGAGTAGACTCTTGCTGACTCCCTTAAAGCTCCAGTCTTTTCTGGGCAGTATTGCACGGCGCGGTCCTTAATAGCTTTTGCCCCTAGTCCACTTTCCATCGCGCACTGGGTGATGATTCCACCTTTTAGCTCTTCAAGGGTCTCTACAACTGCGTCAACCTGCGCAACGACCTCAAGTTGATCGAAAGTGCCACCACCCAGAGAAGACACATATCCCGCTGGGTGGGTGGGGAGTCGTTTCGTATATCCAGATGCCATACCTACTGTCCTTGTCTATGGTACATCCACCCACACTGGAGTTTCGTGTGGTGATGTCCATCCTCGTCCGTAACACGCGACACAGCAAACAGCATAGGATACCGATTCAACCACGCCCCATCTGCGGGTAATTCAACCTTGTCCTCCAACCCGATGACATCGGCCCCAGAATTGAGGAAAATGTCAAACACCACGGTCATGTCTTGCACCGTGCTTCGACGTAGGGAAAGGTTCTTTCCCACAATGCGGCACTGGTAGGCTTTCCCCGTGGTCGAGTGTGACGGCGTGCCGCTATCGGTGTATCCACTACGAGGGAAAATCGTCACCGAATGCGGCATCATCGTCAAGAATTCAGACTCAAACATACTACGTCCCCGTGTTCGTCATCATGCCCCGCACGAACTCCGGCTGCACCAGCGACGTATCGGCTGCTGCTTCCTCCTTTTCAGCCACGTACACCCCCCCAGCGGATGGGACGGACCACGGCTGAACCCCTGCTTGTACGGCGAACGAATCCGCCATTGCCAGATAATTTCTGGACTTCTGAGAGGCAAGAATCTTGAGGTCACCAACCCACTTATCCGCGTACCGGCTATACCGGGCAGCTAACACACGGCACGACGCCGCAGCGGTCTGGTATAATCCGTTGCCGTTAGAGGTCAGCAACCAGTCAAGTTCCTCGTCAGAGAACTGTTGGTCGGAGTCAAGGGTGTCCCCGACCAACAGACGGAGTCGATCACGACTAGTCGCTAGAAGTGAATCGTACGACCAGCTCACCGTTTCTTCCCCTTTGCCGTCTTCCGTACCGGCACATCCGGCACATCAACTTCTTCAGCAGATGAGATTTCCCGCTCAGTCGCGGGGCGCATGTACCGCCCCGCGACCAGTTGATCTCTCAGCCGCCATTCCGAGGCGTTCACCAATTCACCCACCGTGTACTGGCGTTCCCCCGGACCACCGAATGCTTTCTGAATCACACAGAACATACACACCTCGCTGCCCCTCGAGTGGTTAGTACGATGACCCCTTCACATACACAGTCAAGGTTCCGTGGGTCGCGGCCACCTTGGGTTTTACCTGGACCTTCCAGTGCGTGTAGAAGGTCGTCGATGTCTTCAACACCGGGGACGCCACGGCGACATCAAACTCGGCTTCAACCGTGGTCGGATACGTCAACCCCCCATCCTGACTTCCCAGGACAGTGGCCACCAACGTATTCGTTGCGGCTTTGAATGTGAGGTACTTGGTCCGAAACACGTCAATCGGAAGAATCCCCACATCCTCCAAAGTGTCAATCGTGGTCGTCTTCGTCAGTAGGTCGGAGCCGAGAACAACGGCTCCTCGAAATCGGATATCCATCACGGACCTCCTTTACAGGCCAGTCGTATGGATACGGTACGACAGCTTGACACGCCCAACGCCCGTGGCCGAACCCAGTGTAAAGGGTACAGACGCCGCAACCAGGTTCAGACCAGCCGCCGTGGTCAGCAGGATGCCACCGGCCGTATCCAACGGCTGGAACACAGCAACCTTGTCCGCTGCGGCACCGAACGAATTGGCTGCGGTCACGGTCGCGGACAGGATGGTGCCGCCCGAGTACCGGATGGTCAGGTCACCACCACCGCCGTACGCGGCCCCGGCATAGTCATAGATGAGCACCGCCGAAATCAATTCAATGGCCTTGCCGGCAGCGGGTGCGGCAACCAGGATCTGTCCGGCCGCATTGCTGAGTTTGCCTGCAGCAGCCGACACGATATCGGCCGAGGGAATGGCGATCTCGTCGTACTTGACAATGGTCTCGGCCAGGGTCATCGCGCCAGACGCCACGATGGTCGCGTGTCCGCTCAATGCCACGTCGGTTGCGACACCACCCGCACTGCCAACGAAGATGTTGTTCGTGGCCAGGGCACCCACCGTGCCCATCAGACTCCACGTGGGAGACGCTTTCGTTCCCGTGTTGTAGTACACCGCGCCGTTGCTGGTGCGGATGTAGAACGACCCCTTTTCCGCGACTCCGGCTCCCGTGACCGCATTCGTCGGCGCACCGGCCCCCGAGAACCACATGACACCCGAGACGAGCGAATACTGCCCTGCGATTGCTTTGCCTTTGGTAATGAGATTCGGCATGAACGCTCTCCTGGTAAATCCCCCGCTCCATTATGGAATGGGGGCCGTGCATCAGAAGAGGCAGTAGGCTTCGGAGTATATGTCCTCCGAAGCCTGTTGCCTATTCGGGCGTGGACTAGGCCACCGCCCCGTTGAAGAAGTATCCGAGATCGGCGGATACCACCTTGTTGTCGAACGCCACTTCACCCTCGTACCGGACGGTCTTGAGCGACCGCATCTCGAACGAGTCGATCCCGATGGTAGAAGCCGGGGTGCTGCTGACCCCGGTCCAGGCGAACGTGTATCCCGCCGAGGGCATCATCAGGCCCGGTGTCGGATTCACATAACCCAGCCATGCGTGCTTCCCGTGCGCGAACGCGTATCCGGCCGTTTCCCCTTCCAGGTTGGTTGCCTTGATCGACTTCGCCACCAACACGGTCGGGATTTCGAGCAGGGAACCAAGCAATGCCGGGGTGATGTTCTCCGCCGACGTGTACTTGATCCGGTCACGGAAGTCCGGATGATTCTTCAGTTTCCGCATGACCTGGTAACCCAGGACCAGCGTATTCGGCAAGAACCCGGTCACAGACAGGATGGCTTCTTTCGCTGTTTCGATGTCCTCCATCGGATCCGACGCCGTGTAATCGCTCCACAAGTTGGTGGGTGTAGCAGTCGTGCCCCATCCCGAACCAGCCGAGAAATAGTCCGTCACCCACTGCAACTCCTGCCGGAGCAACAGGCGCTGAGTCACGAACTGCGTCGCACCACGGGCCAGGTCAATCTGCGCATCGGCGTTGGCGCGTGCCTGCGACCCGACATCCTTGTGGAAGGCCCACACGTCGCAGAAGTAGTTCCCCGACGACAGACCGTACCCGCTGCCTGCCGACTCCGTCGAGTCCGCTCGCTTCTGCGCCTCATCACGGAACCAATCGTTCTTCGTGAAGGTGTAGTACTTGTCCGACTGCTTCCCAACCGGAACGATGGGGAACACCTTCGGAAACAGGTACGCATCCTGGGACTGAATGTACGCGATACTGATGTTGTCCAGCATCGCGTCAGTGTGAACTTCACCCTGCGACGGCTGGCCCTTTCGAACAAGAACGCTCATGTTTTCTGCTCCTGGTCAGTGGTTTGTTTCACGATGGCCAACTGTTCTCGGACCCATGCTTCCCATGCCGAACACCCGCCCCGTATGAGACGGATAAACACAAGATGAAGTTGAAGGGTCCGAAGTAACATAGCCGTTATCTACTAAGCCGCACGTCCGATGCCAAGGCAGCTGAACGCGATGGTCGCCACGCCAAGGTCAGCCGAGTTGTCGAGCATGACTGTTCCCACGATATACTTCGTGGTGTCCGTGCCATGGGCGTACGTCGCGGCCTTTCCAGCAGTAGTTGTGCCGACCGGATCGCCCTTGGCCAGATCGGCGCTTCCCACGATCTTGGACACGCCGAACACCATCACTGTGGCCATCTCACCAATGTTGGGGGTGTTCTGCAAGATGCCGAAGATCGGTTCCGTCACCGACGAACAAAGAAGAACGGTGCCGTCCGTATGGATCTTCACGAAGTAGAATCGCTTCGCTCGCAGGTCTTCACCCGCGACCATGGACAGCTGCATACCAGGAATCTCGAATGCCATGTCATTGTCTCCTTCTGATGTAGGCGCGTTACTCGGCGACCGTGCCGCGTGTTTCCTTCAGGTGTGCCGAAGCCAGGTCTGGATGTTCACGAGTCACCAGGTCGATGGCAAGGGCAATACTCTTCGCTTCCCCCTTCTGGACCTTCTGCTTCGCCAGTTCCGTGATCTGGTCCATGGCGGTCGCACCTGTCAACGCGACAGTTGTGCCGACCTCGGCACTCGCGGCCACTTGAATGGCCAACGCTGCGTCTCCGGCCTTGAGCAGCGTGATGACCTTGTCATAGTCTTCCTTCTTGAGCGACTTTGACAAAGTGAACAGCACGTTCCCCTTTTCATCCGCCGTTCCCGGCAACGACGGCAAAGTACCAGACTCTGCCTTGATGAACGCTTCCCGTGCAATAACTTCGTCACGGGCGGAGAGTTCCTGGCGAAGCGTGGCGGTCTCCGCGTTTGCCTTCACGATGGCATCCCGCGAATCCGCAAGTTCCTTCTTCACCACCTCCGGCAACTCCGGTTCCGGCTCCGGTTCGGGCTCGTGCTGCTTGGCCAAAGCTTCAAGCTCGTCCAGGCGCGTCCGCTCTTCCGGGCTCAGTTTCCCTCTCTCGATAGTCATCTTCATGTCTTTACTCCTTAAGAAACATCCGTCAATGCAGTGGCCACCGCATCACGGAATTGACCGATGGACTTGTCAATGTCAGACAGTGGGCCGTCCCCCGCAAATAGGGTCAGTCCCATAGCCAGTCTCAACGAGTCCATATACGATGAGATGGCCTCCCACGCCTCTTCTTTCTTTTCCATCAGTTCGTAGTCCGCCTGAACGTCCGTGAACTGTGTCTTGATCACGCGCCAGGCCGGTGGCAGCTGCGCCACGAACGCTGGCCCCTTTGCCTTGGCAATGGCGACAATCCGACGTTTGATCCTAGATCGCGTGCGCGTGCCCGAAAAGTCTTTGTTCTTCCGTACCATCCGTACGGCATCTGCCACATCTTTGGGGGATGTGATCGCGCATGTGTTTCTGGGTCCCGCGTACACGGACAGCGTGCGTGTGACCGGGGCCGCATCCGCCGTAGGCAAAGGTGCCGGGGCAGGGACACGTTCATCTACGGGAACAGACGACGGCCCCGGTGTTGAAGGATCGTGCCGGAACAGCACGATATGGGCGCCAGGATTGGCTCCCTTTGGAACGAGCGCAACTCGTGTCACGGTCAAGTCACGCAAACGCATCGGCATGCATGCCCCTTCCTTTCCTTATGCCGGTCCACGAAGGGCGCGACCTTCGATGGAGAACATGGTATACTCGCCCGATTCGATCTTGGCAAAGACAACGGGGTCAGGCACCCAGAACCCCACCCACCACCCCATGACCATGGCATCCGAAGCAAGTCCCATTTTCGCTAACTTCTCCGGAGTCACGACCAGGGACTCGATTAACTGCCCTTGAACTGGTCCTTCGTGTTTCTCATTCAAGTCACGGAAACGCAACACAAACTCGTATGCCGCGTCTTCCAAGTCTTCAGGTTCAATGATGTCGCCATAGGAATCGACTGTCAGTTCTCCGTCACTCATGGCGATGCTGGCCCATCCGAACACCTGCTGACGTTTGGCGTCGGTTTTTATGACTTGCACCATCACCCCCTGAAAAAAAAGACGGGCCGCACGATCCATTACTGGTGTGCGCCCCGTCTCCACCCCTCTGACGGACGAGCGTATGGCCTAACTAGACACTATCATTGACACGGGAACGTGTCAATACTTTTTATTCCAAAGCCATCTCCGTGTCGATCTGCACAACGACCGCACGAACGGCAATCGTGCCGTTTTTCATCTTCACGCTGATTGTCACTGCGCGGACATCTCGCGCCACATCCAACATTTCCTGCATCTGCGCCAGTTGCTGCGTTACGGCATCACGGACATTGATGGACCGTGTTCTGGGATGAGACGGGTACGCCGGGACAAACGCGATGCTCATGGTCAGTCCTCGTCGTCGTCATCGTCTTCATCTTTGGCCTTTGCTGTAGGTTCTGGTTCTTTTGCTGGTTCCTTTGGTTTGGGGGGAACGGCCCCTGGCTTTCCAAACGCCCCCAGAGCCGGTTCCGGTTTCGGAGCTTCGCGTCCGAGTTCGATCCCCTCCAACGGCACCTTCGCCAACGACAGCAAGTATCGTTCCAGCGGTTCACTGGGGAACATCGTCATTCCCGCACTCGTCAGCTTCACGATGTAGTCGCCCAGCTCTACTAGGTCTGGTACCTCGACATCCCCATGCTCTAACAGAGGCGTCAACTCCGGGTTCAACCCATTGACCGCCATCAGCCGAGGAATAGCGTAGCGGTTGAACACGTCTTCAATCGCATCCAACCATCCCCCAATGGCTAGCCCGAACATGTGCGTCTTGCTACTTGATAACGCGAACGACCCGTACCGGTTGTTGTGACCCAGAATGATGAAGTCTGCAAGAATCGTCATCGCAATCGAGTTGTTGTAGCGGTCAATGATTGCAGACGTGTCGAAGTTCCGTTTCCCCCCAGTCGTCAGCAACGTCAGCGTCCACCCAAAAGGAAGAAGTACGCCTTCCTGCTCGTCGCGCCGGATATTACGGACCATCGTTTCGGCCTCGGTCCGATACGCAGGCGCGGCGACATTGTTCGGATCCCACAGGTCCAGTCCTTCTGGAGGCTGAATCACGGGCAATCCGGCCAAATCACGCTCGACCCCGATTCCCTCGATCTCCTCAATGCGCTTCTTAAAGTACCACGGCCGGTAGGCGTTGCGCAAGACAGACCTTCCCTCGGGACTGTCCTTGTTCGATTCCGTCCGAAACAGCAACGACTTGCTGTATGGGATCACCAGCGTCTCCCCTTGAGGAGTGCGCTGTTGCATAGCAAGAACGGCCCCGGAGGGATCGAAGATCCACTTGTCCAAGGTGTCCTGTGACCGGGGGGCCATCTTCTTCCACCCGATCTTTCCGTCGGTGTATTGACTGGACTCCACTTCATTCCGCGATGGACCGGCCCGTTTCTTGTACACGGTCTCAACCCAGGACCATCCAAAGGGCAGCATGGTCAAGACCTCGCTCATCAGGTCGCCCCAGGGCATGGACATGTCCTTCCGGCACGAATCCACAAATTCCGCAACTTCCTTAGCCCCGGCGTCTTCACTTGCGGGTGTGACGCGCCATGCGGCCTGACGAATCAACATGCCCACGGCAAACAAGATAGACCCTACAATCGGGTCATTGTCCCGCATTTCCTTGTAAATGCGGATGCCATTCTTCCCTCGTAACTCCGTGAGGAATTCTTCACGCAACGTACCTGACATCTCATTCAGGCCCGTTCGCCCTATTTCTGAGAAGTTAGCTTGTGCCTGCGCGCTGGTCCTATACTTCTTGACGGTCTGTTTAGACATAGGCGTAGTCCCCATCGAAAGGCAGGCGTGTTTGCCCCATGTACTCCAAGGGTATGGAGTATAAGGGGGAAATGCCCGTGATAACCTTGGTCTTCATCCGGGCGTGGAGGACGACTTCTGTAAACTCCCCAACAAAGGCTCTGACCTCCACTCCGTGTAGGTACCGACTGATGTCTCGGTCCCCCCACATCACCCTTCCATTGTACGGGGAAATCCCTACCGTCATGTCGATGGTCAACACGTCACCACCATATTCCATCATTAGGCTACTCCCTTCCAATATGACTTCGCGGCCACTGGCCCCGACAACCGGCCAAAGGACCGACGCCCAGACTCCAACATGCGTACGACACCTTCCGTCGCATCCGGCCCATCGTCAAAGTCCGCTGGAAACTCATCGAACTGACCAAAGTATTCTGGCACCTTATCGACAAGGTACCGGGCGAATCGTACCACACCGTTCTCAATCAACGGCTGCATTCCCAGGATACGGCTTATCTTATTCGAGGTGTTCGTCAACGGCGCAATCTTCGGGTACAGGCCGCGTTTCCGCGCAAGAGCTTGAATCGTGGGAGCAATCAAGTTCTTGAACATGTTTTCTTCTACGCCAATTTCTTGCGCCCCATACACCGCGTACGCATCCAACATGACTTGAATCTGCTTGTTCGGAAGAAAACGATTCATTCGCACATCGAAGATGTCGATATATCCTTCCTTTTGTGTGCGGCCTGCCGTGACGATCACGCACCAGTCCCGCTTGCCCCGTCGCATATCCCCTGGTTTTTCTCCTCCGGCAGGATCGATGAACGTCCGAATGGCGGAATAGGACTTCAACATGTCCTGCGACCACTCGATGTACGTGAACGTGGCAGGGTCAAAGGACTTATCTTCTTCTTCACGCGGGTCATTCAGCATTTCCCGCGCAAATCCCAGCGATCCGACCTCCGGTTCTTTCTTGTACGCTTCGAGTCTGGCGAGCGACCATTCCTCGGGCCAGAGTGCGGAACCATCTCCTCGGGTGTTCCCCAAGGGGTATCGTTCATCTCTCCGAGAAGGGATGTTGATCGCTCGCCACAACCGGCCATCCCATACCGGATCCTTCACTAAGTCTGCAATCAGACAATCGTGATTCGGAAGGTTCCCGATCACGTACACATCCCACTCCGATGCCCCCAGTCCAAGGAATGTGCCGCCGAACCATCGCTTGTGCCTTCTCCGCTTCAAGAACGTGTCTGCGGTCTCGGGGGATTCCGGGTCGTCCAGAATCGCCATGTCAGGGCGTGCATGGCGGTGTTTCAGCCCGCGCATTCTGGACCCCATCCCCTTGGCCACAATGGTCGCACCGCTGACAAATACGAGCTGGCGGTCCGTCCATTTGATCATCTGACCTTTGGGGTCTTTTGCAGGGGCGAGGTGCGGGAAATCCTGGAGTAGAAGTTCGTTGGTGTCTAGTTCCTGAATGATGGTGGCCAGGTTGGATTCCGCAACCGCTGCCGCTTCTCCAATGATGAGGACGAATTCCTTGCGCCGGTAGGCCAACTCCTGAAGAGGTTTGGCTAAACTGATAATCGTCGTCTTCCCGAACTTCCTGGGTGCGATGCGCGCCTTGCGTTTTCCCGGTGTCGGGTCGTCGCAGATCGAGAAGATGTCTTCGTGAAGCTCGCAGAATTCTTTGGTAAAGTGATGACGAAGGTAGGTGTGGCAAAACGTCTCTAAACTTTTTTCGCTCCCCGCAATGCGTTTATGCTGCGGCGTGTCACTGCGCGCGGATCGTAACCCCGAAATTGCAGGCATCAACGGCGCACTGGCCGTGGGAGAGTCCACGGATCGTTTCAGTAGAACGTCGGCCAGGGTGCGCGGCTGTTTCATCGGCGCGGATTATCGGGTACGGACAGCGGGAAAGTCAATGGAAAAGGCCGCAACTAAGATACATCACCCTCGGATGATGGGGATAACACATGCTTCGCATTCGTCTTGGATTCCGGCATCGCGGCCACATGCCCCCGGTCGGTGGTCGATATCTTCGCCCAATCGACCTCTATTTTATCCAGCGTTGCACTTTCCCGCACATGCCGAGCCACCGTGATTCCCATCTCCTCCAACACCCGGCGGAACGTGTCCAGGGATACGGCTCCTGTCGTCTGGATCCGGTGAATGCGCTCCACCATACGTGTGACCGTCTCGAGTAGATGGGCTGCCGCAGTGATATCGGGAACGGCTGCCGGTTTTCCGCCCTTGCCTTGATTCCACGCAATAAGGGCATCGGTCGTTTCCTCGTACCGATTGATGAAGTCAATGACCAGCGCTCGAACCATCTGGACTTCTGGCATGAGGTCAAGGAGGTCATCCTCGACTTTTCCCAACTTAGACAGCCGCGCACGGATGGACCCATCCTCGATAGATTCCCGGTACCGGCGGGTCGGGTCATAGGGACGTTTCGCGGTCTGGTGCAAATAACACGGCCCCAGGCCAACATGGGCCGTCCCCTGTCCGCTTGTGTGACTACACCGTTTTCCGCTGCGCAAGATGGCATTGCACCGTCCCGAGCGTGGGGGGACCATGGCCTGGGCTTGTTTCTCCTGAGCACGATGAAGGGTGATTCTCATAGGGTAATGTCCGTTCAGTAAGTACGCACCTTAACAGGCCCAGTACCAACGACATGATACTCTACTCTCAGTAGTCCACTTGTGTAGCTCCCCCAGGACGCACCCACACCTGTGATATCCACCATGGGCCTGGTCACCGTCATCTGGTCAATGACTCCGATGACATCGCCCTTGTGGTTGAAGACCAATTCCCCAGCCTGTGCGAATCCGTCCAGGGTCAGGGTGCGGCCCATCATCGTCACCGGCCCTAGAAGGGGTTTGCCAAAGGCCTCAACTTCTAACGGTATGGCCGTGAACAGCGCGGTCCCCGCAACGGTCCCCGCCGCAACCAAAGTACCAGTCAAAAAGGATCGACGGTTCATCATACATGCACCTCTACTTCAGCGATATACTCCGCTGAGTTACTATACGTAGGCGCATCCCGGCCCATTCCCCGTGTGTCAAGACGTTTGTACCTAAGAGTGGCATCAATCACACACTGTGTTTCGTCAGAGAACTTTCGCGCCATGGCCAGTAGGTCCAAGCGAAATCGGTCTCTCAGTTTTGCGACGTCCATGACTTCCATACTGATCCCCCTTACGTTTTCTTTCGCAGTGCATGTCCACGATCATCGTACACCCCCTGCGCAACTGACTCCTGAAATTGGCGGCGCAGGGTGGCCGCGCACAGGGCACACAACGGGTGTCCACTTTTCTCTGGCTCACGAAAGAGACACATCGGGATTCGACTCCCCTTGGGGAGCAATCGAAGTACTCGAACCTTCATGCCACCTCCGTCAATTCAATGCGGTAGCCCCCGAACAACAGCGCCTCCTTGAAAACCCGCGCCTTTTTGAGCGTTGGGAACACCCGTTCTTTCTTCGCGAGGACGCGTCCATCCGGAT